CAGGTGGATTGATGACAGACATCACAAGCAAGTTTGAGGTATCCCCGGTCAATATGAAACTTTTAATTGGCGAGAAATGAATCAGTCACATCCAGTTATTCACACTTCTTTGAACGAAGAAGATTGGCAGAGATTGAGAAGTTCACGCTTCACCGCTTCCGAAATCCACAAACTGATGGGAACTCCGAAAAACAAATCGGAGTTCTTGTCGGAAACTGCGAAATCATTTGTGTTTGAGAAGGCTGCGGAATACTTAACCGGTGCGAAATCGGAAATATATGGTCGGGCTTTGGATTGGGGCAAGGAACACGAGAAGGAAGCCTTCCACTATTTCTCCCAGCAGACCGATGATTTCTTCACTTACTACGGTGCGGAGACATACACCTTCATCACTTATGGTGAATGGGGTGGGTATTCACCGGATGCACTCGGTCACCAGTTGGTAGAAATCAAATGTCCGTTTAATTCAGGCAACCACTTGCAAAACTTCTTCATTCAAAACAACGAGCAGTTGAAGAGCAAACGCACGGAATATTTTTACCAGATGCAAATGGGAATGATTGCAACCGGATTGGAAGAAGGTTTGTTTGTCAGTTATGATCCACGGATGCCCATCGGCAAGAAGCTCACAACCACTCTCATCACTTTGGAAGAGGACATTCAAGAAATCATTGATGAGAAATTGACCTACGCTGGAGAACTCTTTTTGTCAATCACAAAATAAATCGTTCATTCACAAAGCCAATTAGAAAATAAATTTGCATAAGTGAAAGAAAGTATGTTGTTTTGAACTATGGCACTTGACATAATTTATCCAATCGTTTTAACACCCATCGTTTTTGCGGTGGGTTACTCTATCCATTGCATTAAGAAAGCAATGAACAAAGAACTTCCTGAAGCCAAACCATACCAGTTTCTATGGCACTTGACATAATTTATCCAATCGTTTTAACACCCATCGTTTTTGCGGTGGGTTACTCTATCCATTGCATTAAGAAAGCAATGAACAAAGAACTTCCTGAAGCCAAACCATACCAGTTTGAAAGGGATCAGTACAATCCGGAGTTTGACCAATTCACTCAAACCATCTTCAATCACAAATTCTACAAAGGGAAAGCAAAATGATACTTACAATCGCACTTGGTTTGACTTCATCCGTCTTCGCATATAGATTATATACGAATGAGAAAAAGTCACAAGATTACATCAAAGAGTTTGACCGTCTAAACCGTCACAATGCGGATTTGGATGAGATGGTTTGGTCAATGAAGATTGATTTGCAACAATCAAAGAACGAGACGGTGATGGCGAAGATGGAACACGAGAAGACCAAACAAGAACTGGAAGATAAAATTCAAACTTGGCAGAACCAATTTACAGAACTGAACAATGTTAAAAGCAAGAGTAGTAAAGGCGACAATTAATTCCATTTGCAAATGGCGTGTGTACTTCGCTGGAGAATTACTCGCCACCTTTGAAACGGAAAAAGATGCACGAGATTACGCAGAATTTATAGACAGACAATGAAAACAGATATAACACCCAAAGAAAAAGCCGAAGAGCTGATCGCCAAATTTTACACCATCAATGCGGAAACGGTTGAATTGGTAGATGGAGATTTTGATATGATTCATTCACTATCGGAAGATGATGCAATCAAATGTGCGAGAGTTGCAGTATACGAAATACTTGATCATTGCACAGAAGTAAGTAAATACTATTGGTTAAAAGTTCTTCAAGAGATAATTCTAAACGGAAATGAAGATCAGGGTTAAACACAGAAACACCGAAATTGAACTTGAGGACATCAACACCATGAATCACAATCTTGATATCATCAGTTTAATCAAAGCCATTTCACAACAGATTCAAGAAATAATTAAGGCGGAGGCGTTGGAACAATCAAATTGATTCGCTATATTTGTATAGAAGTTGAGATTTCGCAGCTCTCGTAAACTTTCAAGATTTTTGCCCGTTGGGATGATAGGTGCTGCGACCACTGTCATTTCAATCGGGCTTTTTTTATTCGCAGCAAAAATGAAAATACAACAAGAACAATGGAAAGCAATTGCGGAATGTAATGGCGAGTACAGTATTTCCGATTACGGAAGAGTTAAAAGCCACAAGTTTGGCAAAGAACGAATTTTGAAACCAGCGTTAACAAGCAGAGGATACCCCTTTGTTTTATTGTCAATGAAAGGGCAAAAAGTCAAACTACAATGTATTCACAAATTAGTTGCATCGGCTTTTATAAATAACCCCAATAACAAGCCTCAGGTAAATCACAAGGACGGTAACAAACTAAATAATCACATTGACAATCTTGAATGGGCTACAAGTAAAGAAAATCATCAACACGCTTGGGACACCGGGCTTAATGAATCTAAAAGATTGGCAATATCAAAAGCAAATTCAAAGCCAGTTGTTGACATAATAACGGGTAAAAAATACGACTCATTAAAATTGGCTTGTTTAGATATTAATGAAACTTACCGTTGTCATGCACTAAGATATCATCAAAAGTCCAAACTTCAACGCTTTTTTTACTTATGAGTGGTTGGATTAAATTACACCGGAGCATTAAAGACCATTGGTTGTACACCGAAAATCGTGTGTTCAGCAAGTTTGAAGCGTGGAATGATATTCTCCTTTCGGTAAACTTTGCCGATGCTAAACAAGTAATCAAAGGCAAGATTTACAATATCAAACGAGGAGAAAGTACGATGTCATTAGACACTTGGGCGAAGAGATGGAATTGGGATAAAAGTAAGGTTCGTAGGTTTTTGACTTTGTTACAAAGTGATGGGATGATTGTTTTGGTGAGTGATAACATAACGACACACTTAACTGTTTGTAATTATGCAAGTTACCAAGATGAACGAAACGCAAGTGAAACGCCAATGAAACGCAAACGAAACGCAGACGAAATTCAAACGACACCAATTAAAGAAGAACAAGAACAACAAGAACAAAAAGAAGGTAAGTTCATCAAACCTACTATTGAACAAATAAAAGATTATATGAAAGAACTTGGGATGAATGACATCTCGGAAAGATGGATGTCTCATTATGAATCAAACGGTTGGTTGGTTGGTAAAAATAAAATGAAAGATTGGAAAGCATCGGTGAGAACTTGGAAATTAAATAATCTTCAAACCGAGGAAATTAAAACTAACAAACCTAAAATTGCAGTACTATGAACACAGAAAGAATCATCCTATCCAATATGCTGTTTTACGATGACGCAAAACACTTCCTTCCAAGAATCAACAAGAACTGGTTTACGGATTCAATGTCATCCAAATTGATTGAAGTTATGACAGAGATGTACTATAACAACGAAGCCATTGACTATGTGAGTTTATCCAAACACTTTGACCGAGTTCAAGTGCTTGAGATTATTCAACTTCAACAACAAGCATCCGGCATCACGGACATCAAACCACACCTGATGCAGTTGGAACACGATTACATCAAGAAGCAAGTTGTTGAAGGCGTTTTGTCTTTGGATATAACGAAGGAATTGAATGAGCTTGTGACTGACATACAGAATGTAGTTGAACGCACAACATTCTCAACCCATAAAGAACCTTCCAGTATTGTTAAGGTCACTAACAAGGTGGTTGATCAAATTGTATTCAATGCACAGAATGGTGGTAACTTAACTGGAAAGCAAACCGGATGGAGATTCCTTGACAAGTACATTGGTGGATACAACGAAGGGGATTTGATTGTGGTTGCTGGTAGACCGGGAATGGGAAAGACGGCAATTGCTTTGACCTTGACAAAGGAGTTTGCACAGATTGGTGGGAAGGCATTGTTTATTTCACTTGAGATGTCCAATGAGCAACTTGCCAAGAGATACATTTCCCTGATCGGAGACATTGCCAATTGGAAGATAAGAAACGGACAATTGAGAGAGAATGAAATCCTTCAGGTGTGTGACATTGCCAACAATCAAACTATTGAGTTTTTTATTGATGATGATGTCGATTCTCGCATCGGACAAATCAAAGCCAAAGCCAAACTGCACAAATCAACAAAGGGATTGAACTTGCTTGTGATTGACTATATCCAGTTGATCAAAGGGACAAAGACAAACCGTGAACAAGAGATTGCAGAGATATCACGGACGCTTAAACTACTTGCAAAGGAACTTAAAATCACGGTCATGATACTTGCACAGTTATCACGGAAGAGTGAAGAGAGAGCAGACAAGAGACCGATGTTGAGTGACCTTCGGGAATCAGGTGCAATTGAACAAGATGCCGACATCGTGATGTTTCCCTTCCGTCCGATGTATTATGAGCAAGAGAAACCCGAAATGGAAGAAGCCGAGTTGATTATCGCAAAGAACCGAAACGGAGAGTGCGTGACAATACCGACATACTTTGAAGGAATGTATACCAGTTATAAAGAAAAGATATGAAAATAATTGACTACCGCAGATTCAACCAACTGCGAACAAAAGCAAAGGACTTGCCAATGTACAAAGAATTCATCTCACTCGTTGAAAAGGACAAGAAGGTGCAATGCTATAACACACTCCAAGATATGCTGTTAGATGCGTTCAAATGGGATAAAACGCCACAAGGTCACGAGTACTGGCAATCCGTCTATGATTCAATCGTACTTGAGGAACATCCAAAATGCCCAAAGTGCAATCAAATTGGGAAGGTGTGGTTGCTCAAAACCGTAAACAAGCACAAATGTCAAAAATGTAAAATCCAATTCTAATGAACCATTATCAAGAAATTCACAACCTAAAGCAAGAGATTCGCAGATTGCGTTTACAGATTGCAGACATAACCGTCAAGCACGACAAAGAGTTGAAACGATTGAAAGAAGAAATCATTCAACCCAAGTGCGATTTGAAAACTATTGATGCTGACTGGACAGATGCAATGAGAGTTTGTTGTCAAGCCTACGATGTCACACCTGATCTCGTGATTTCATCCTTGAGGAAACAATCGGTTGTGTATGCCCGTCATATGTTTTCCTTCCTTTGCCGAAAGCATTTGAAGATGACATTCTCATCAATTGGCTATATATTAGGGAGAGACCATTCCAGCGTGATGAATGCCATCAATGTGTTTGATAATCTAATTACACACGACAAAACCACAAGACAAACCTATGAAACATCCGTTCAGTTATTGGGTGATTACTTGCACCAAAGGACTCTCATCATCAATTCACATCTTGTATGAGGAAGATCAGGTGATAAGATGTCAAAAAAAATACGAAAAAGATGGTTATATTTGCATTATTGAAAAGAAAAATTGAATAAATCCGACATCATATTGGAGTTATCCAAAGCCGATTGGCTGAAGAAAGCAACGAAGAACATTGCGAAAAACAATGAGTTGGCAAGGGAGTTATATCAATTTTACTTTTTAACCATCCTTGAGAAACCTGATGAACAAATCGAGAAAATATACAGAGACGGATACATCCAGTTTTGGTCAATCCGTCTTTTATACCTTTGTATCAACGGCAACCGGCATCCCTTTGGCGAATCAAGAATATATG